CTAAAGAAGTGTTTGAAAAGCTAATAGAGAGTAGGGAAATGTACGGAATAGGTTATTTAGAAGTTATTCGAAACCTTAGTGGTGAAGTTGTTCAGATTGATTTTATTGAAGATACAGAGACTATTTATAAAACACCGGCACTTGACCCAATACAAGATTACATCTACTACTACAAGGGCAAAGAGGTCATGTATAAAAAGAGATTTAGAAAATATAAGCAAACCAAAGCTGGTAAAACCATATATTTCAAAGAGTTTGGAGACCCTAGAATAATGGATAAAAGAACAGGCGAATACATAAAAGAGGACGAAACTCTAGAGCTTAAGCACCAAGCCAACGAAATTATGGAATTTAAAGTAGGAGCTGGTGAGTATGGTACAGTACGCTGGATAGGTCAACTCCTAAACATAGATGGCAGTAGGAGAGCTGAAAACCTAAATAATAACTACTTTCTAAACGGAAGACATACTCCTTTGATGATTGTTGTAAAAGGTGGAACTCTTTCAGATGAAAGCTGGGAAAAACTCCAAACATACATGAATGATATCAAAGGAGAAAACGGCCAACATGCTTTTATAGTGTTAGAGGCAGAAGACAATGAAAATAAAACAGATTTAGAAGGAGCTAAGCCTGTAGAGGTTGAACTTAAAGACTTAGCTGGAATACTACAAAAGGATGAACTGTTCCAGGATTATTTAGAGAACAGCAGAAAGAAAACTCAAAGCTCGTTCTTATTACCCGATCTATACACCGGATATACTTCTGACTTTAACAGAGCTACAGCACAAACTGCTATGGAGATTACTGAAAAACAAGTGTTTATGCCTGAAAGAAAATCCTTAGCATGGCAGATTAACCATAGGCTTCTAAATGGTTATAATTTTAAATATGTAACCTTCTATTTCAAAGGTCCAGATTTAAGTAATATTGATGATATTGTAAAGGCATTAAACATTGCAGAAAGAGCAGGAGGAGTTACTCCTAATGTTGCTAAGGAGTTTGCAATGCAAGTTCTAGGAAAAGTATCAGAGGATTACGAAGAAGAATGGGCTAATACACCTGTTGCAATACAAAGAGTGATTAATAAAACTCAAAATCAAATTCAACAGCAAATACAAAAAGCAGAGCAACAAGATGATATTGAGATAGTTGCTGTTCTAAAGGAAATCAGGAAAGCATTAAAACAGCTAGAAAAGAAGGTGACATAATGTTCGAAAGTGCAATAGAGGCTATTGATATGCTGCTTAAAGCTGTAGACGATGACATGAAGGATAAATTAAAGGATAATGAATTTGCAGAGCCTGAATACACTGTAGACAAAATGAACGAGCTTGAAGATAAACTAACAGATATACTCGAAAAAGAAGGCTCATCATTTGCAGATGGCATTACTGCTATTGGAACAACTTCATCTGCTGAAAATACATTCCTGAAGGCTATAGAAGAGCTAAAAAAGAACGATGCAACCGATGAGATTATATATGCTGAAATGAAGAAATTCTTTGAAGAGGTTGTATCAAAACTTGCTAATGACTATATACAAACATTTGATAAAGAACTAGCTTTTTCTGTTTTTACCGATAGAACAACCTACTGGATAGATAGATGGAGCTATGAACTTGGACAAATAATGAAACTTACCTCTTGTAATGATCTAGAAAGAATATTGAGTAATGGTCTTGAGGAAGGCAAAAGCATACAAAATATTCAAGACGAGATAATAGAAAGTTATAGCTTCAGCAGAGAGAGGGCAAGAAAGGTATCCATAACTGAAGTATTAACTGCTCACAGCTTTGCTAAGGAAGAGGCTATCATACAAAGTCCGGCAGTTGACAGAAAAGAATGGAGACATTCAGGAGCTCACAAGAACAATCCTAGGCCACATCACCAAGCATTAGATGGAGAGGTTATAGATAAGAATAAGCAGTTTAAAATCGATGCTCCTACTGGAACATATTATGCAAGGTTTCCTAGGGATGTAACTCTGCCAGCAAGTGAAAGAATCAACTGCCACTGTACTCATAGGGGTATTGTCAATGATGATATATTAGGTTTATCCCTCGACGAAAGAAAAAATCTTCAACAGGAAGCTATAGAAGCCGACAATGGTCTATGGGAAAAAGAGCTTGATGCAATAAATAGAGCAAAAGCAGGGATTGAATAATTCCAAATTTTGACTTATAATTGCATTGAGGAGGGATAACATGAATAAAAAAATATATCAAAAATCATGGTTCATGTGGTTAATGCTTATTTTTGTAACACCAGTAGGGGTATTTTTACTGTGGAAAAACAGTGGGTTTAGTAGCAAAGCTAAAATGGCATTGTCGGTGGCATTTAGCATCTGGTTTGTTTTCATGTTTATCACTACACAAAGTGATAGCAATAAAACAGATAATATGGCCATAAATAACGAAACAGCCATTGAAAACGAGCAGCTTGAAGAGGAAACTGCAGAAGAGGAAACTGCAGAAGAGGCTGTTGAAGAACCAGAGCCAATTAAAGAGGAGCCGGTAGAGATGATTGATTATGAGGTCGTAAACAAAGAGGATGTATCATTCTCAACTACCAAAAGAATAAATTACAGAATAGTTGTAAGCGAAGAGGCAACCGATGATCAACTTAAACTAATACTAAGCGAACTTGATACAAAGAAATATGATGAAGTAACCATTTGGTTCTTTAAAGATAAATCAGAAATAGAAAATTATATGCCATATACTGTGGCAATGCTAGAGAAGATTAACGACGAAATCAAAATATCAAGAAGATAAGAATAAAAGCACTCGAATGAGTGCTTTTTTATATCGCATTAAGTAATGAAAGGTGGTGAATGAATGAATAGAGTTAAAAAAGCCTATGAAATCACTGATGCTAAAATCAACTTTGTTTCCTTGGTGGATAAGGCTGCTAATAAAAAACAATTCCTAATAGTAAAAAACAAAGACAATCTAACCTTCCAAACTTTTGGTAGAATCCTAAAAGTAGATGAAGAGACCCACTATGTTACTGGAGTTGTTTATGAGCCTATGGAAGAAGATGCACATGGCAATTTTATGACAGAGGAAGAAATAAGAAAGGCAGCTTATTGGTTTGCTAAAAATGGTGATAAGGTTGACATTCAGCACAACTTTGAAGAGGCTGATGGAGTAACCATTGTCGAAAACTGGGTTACAAAGTCAGATACAGAAATTGAAGGAGAAAAAATTAAAAGAGGCACCTGGCTAATAACTACCGAAATAACCGATCCTGATATTTGGGATAAGGTTCAAAAGGGAGAATTTACAGGTTTTAGCATGGGTGGCATAGGCAAGTATAGCTCTGAAGATGTAGACCTTGATGAATTGAAAGGGGGTGAGGAAGAAGTGAACAAACAAGAGCAAAAAGGCATACTGAAAAAGCTTGCTGAAATGTTTGGTTTGGATGTAGTTGAAAAAGGAGAACTTGCCGACCAATACAACGCAAGAATAAAAAGCACTCGCTTCTGGACTGCTTTTCACACTTTAGAAGATATTTTATACAGATATAACTGGACCACTGACAAGTGGGAGTTTGAAACAGATGAAAACAAAATCAGAGAAGCTCTGGAAGATTTCAGTGCTATCTTAACAGAGGTGCTTACTGAGCAAAGCATAACTAAAGCTTTACTAGCTGAAAAAACTGTAATTAAAGCAGGGAAGAAAATGAGTAAGGCAAATAAAGAAAAACTTGACAGCATAGTTGAGCAACTAGTAGAGTTTAAAAATCAATTTGAAGATAATCAAGATGAAGAAGAGGAGGAAGAAGAAGTGAAAAAAGAAGATGTTCAAAAAATGATTGATGAAGCTATTCAAAAGGCTTTAAATCCTGAAGAAAACAACCAAGATAATGATCTTACTCAAGAGGCTGTTGAAAAGATGATAACTGATTCTATAGCAAAAGCTCTTGAGGAAAACAAAAAAGAGGTTACAGAAGAAGTTAAGAAAGAAGCTCTAACTGCTGAAAATGTTCAAGAAATGATAAACAAAGCATTAGAACCAATAGTAAAGCAAAGAGCTCTGCCAACAAATATGAACAATGAGCCTGAACCTGTTAAAAAATCAGTAGATAAACCAAGCTATATAAGCTGGGCATAAAAATAAAGGAGGATGATTTCATGAGAACTAATCAACAAATTTTAAAATCTGATGTGGTGAGTGCGATAAAGAAAAATCTTAACATCGCATTCCCATCAAATGACGCATATCAATTTTTAGTTGACACAATTAATAATGCTTCAACGCTTGCAATGTTACAGCCAATGTATAAGTCAGTACCAGCCGGTAAAATCGATGCTCTTACAATCGGTAGAAGAAAACTAAGGGAAGCTGATGATGACAGCAATGAAGTACCAACTGGTGTTGGAAGTATAACTAAAAGACAAATCGACTATGCAGTTAAGAAAGTATTCTGGGATGAATGGCTTAAAAACGATGATGTTTACTACAATGCAATCAGACAAGCTACTAGCCAAATGCAGCAACCAGGAATCACTAACACTGCAGACCTTGAGACATTAGTATTCCAAATGCTACAAAAGCAGCTAGCAATGGATCTGCAAGACCTTATTTTCAATGGTGATACAACAGCATTATTAGAAGACGGAATTACACCTGATCCTTTCTTAAGTATTCTTGATGGTTTTGTTAAAAAGATGAAACAGTCAACTCACAAAACTGACCTTACTACAAATGAACCTGCATTGGTTGACTTCGCAAATCATGTTCAACTGCTACCTGAAAAGTATAAAAACAACTACTCAGAGAGCATTAAGTGGTTCATGACTAGAAAAACACACGATAAAATTGTTTCACTTGTGCTTCAAAGAACTACTGGCTATGGTGATGTTGTGCTTCAAGAAGGTAAGGTTAAGCGACTTGCAGGTTACGATGTAGAAGTTGTTGCAGGTATGGAAAGTGGCTTTGTTGCACTTACTCCAAAAGATAACCTTGTACCGATATTTACTCAAGATATTAAATATAAGAGAGTTGGCGATGATGTCTTATGTGCTAAGAAAGATAGTACTTACCACATTTTCCACGCTTACCTTGATTGCGTTATCAGAGAAGTAGATGCAGTGGCATGGATGACCGGAGATAAATTGTAGAATTTAGTTTATAAAAGAGGAGGGTTTTTAAAGTGTTTAAATTAAAGAAAGGTACTGACAGCCTCTATTTAGGAAAGGGGCTGTTTTTCTATTCTAATGAAACGTACACTGAGGAAAATTTGAAGGATATTCCTGAAAAAGCTAGAGAGAAATATTTCGAAGAGATTCAAGTAAAAGAGGAGCAAAGTGAAGGCGAACTTGGTTTTGTAGTTGATGAAACGTACACTGAGGAAAGTCTTAAAAAAAAGGTGAAGGCAGAGCAGGAGGATATTATCAAATCCCTT